TATCCGCGGCACGCGGGCGCAGAACTACGCCGATGGCCTGATCCAGATCGACCGCAGGAACGCCGAGGCAGTCGTGCGAACCTCGGTCGCACACTTCGCCAACTTCGCGCGTCAATCGTTCTACAAGGCAAATGCAGACCTGATTGCCGAAGAGCAGTGGGCCAGCACGCTAGACAACAGGACCACCGAGATGTGCCAGATCCGAGATGGCCTGATGTACACGGCCGAGGATCACCAGCCGGTCGGTCACAAGGTGCCATGGCTCGAGGGTCCGGGCATGATTCATTGGGGCTGTCGCAGTACGAGCGTGCCGGTGATCGACTCTGCCAAGGAGTTAGGGCTCGACCTGCCTCCGCTTGAACGCGCCGAGATGAACGGGGTCGCGGCCCCAGGCACCACGTACCGCGACTGGATCGAGCGCCAGCCTGCAGCGCGCCAGGATGACATCCTAGGCCCAACCCGCGGCGCATTGATGCGTAAGGGCGGCCTAGACTTCCCCGATTTCTTCAGCGAGAAGGGCAATTTCCTGACGCTGGACGAATTGAGGCAGCGCGAGGCGTCGGCGTTCCGTCGAGCTGGTGTGTGACGAATTTTCGGTTGCAGAATCGGATTGAGCGATGGTACAATCGCGTCAGCTGAGAGGGCGGATACCCTCTTAGTGCTTCGGGTCGGATGACCCCCCACGACCTGGGATGGATGTCCCGGGGAAAAGTAACCTCTCGTCAAATGCCATTCAAATACGATTCCACGGGCGCCGTAGTCCTTGCCGACCACAATGGCAAGAAACTGCCGGTTTTCATCAATGCGAAGGGGGAGGAAGCTCCTTTCGACGCTGACAGCACGGTCGACACCATCGCCCGGCTGAACCGAGAAGCCCAAGCGCATCGAGAAGGCAAGGAAGCGACCGAGGGCAAACTCAAAGTCTTCGACGGGCTCGACCCGGTGAAGGCGCGAGAAGCGCTCGAGACGCTGGCCAAGCTGGACGCCAAAAAGCTGATCGATGCTGGCGAAGTGGATCGTGTCAAGGCCGAAATCGCCAACGGCTTCACCACGCAGTTGTCCGAGATGAAGACGGCCAACGAGGCGCTGCAGGATCGCATCTACAACATGACGATCGGCGGTGCGTTCGCGGGTTCGGAACTCATCAAGACGAAATTCGCAATCCCTGTGGACTTCGTTCGGGCTCGCTTCGGTGAGAACTTCGGCATCGAGAACGATCGCGTTTACGGGGTGGATGCCTCGGGGAACAAGATCTACTCGAAAACGAAGTTAGGGGAACTGGCAGACTTCGACGAGGCGCTCGAGTTCTTGGTCAATGCTCACCCGCAAAAGGACGTCCTGTTAAAGGGCACCGGAGCGAGTGGGACAGGCAGCCAACAATCCGGGCAGGGTGCTGGTGGGCGTCGGACCGTACCCAGGGCGATCTGGCAAACCTACTCTCCCGACGAACAGGCAAAGGCCGGCAAAGACTACACGCTCGTCGACTGACGGCGCGTTTCTCGACCTTATCCTGAGCGCCGGCCTGAACAGGCCCGGTGAGCCCTGGTTGAGTTAACTCAACCGGAGCACCCACATGGTCACCACGACCAACACTCTCACGAGCCTGATTCCTGACCTGTACCAAGCGATGGATACGGTTTGCCGTGAATTGACGGGACTGATTCCCGCGGTCACGATGAACGCATCCGCTGCACGAGCCGCCAAGGACTCGAAGATCCGTTCGTTCGTCGCGCCGGCTGCGGCCAGCGAAGACGCGACGCCCGGCCAATTGCCGCCCGATACTGGTGGCCAAGTGATCGGGACCAACTACATCACGATCGAAGCGTCGAAGGTCGTGCCGTTCCAGTGGAGCGGTGAAGAGCAGATGCAGGTCGCACCGGGCCACGGGCACCGCGCCATCCAGCAAGACCAAGTGTCCCAGGCGATCCGTACTCTGGTGAACGCGGTCGAAACGCTCATCTTCAACAAGATGTACGTGAAATCGTCCCGTGCGTTCGGCGCCGCGGGCACGAAGAGCTTCAACTCGGGCTTGGGCGATGCAGCCGGCGTGCGACGCATTCTGGTCGACAACGGCGCCCCCGCGAGCGACCTGCAGTTGGTAATGGACACCTTCGCTGGCGCGAGTCTGCGCTCGCAGGTGACGATCCCGAACACGATGGACGCTGGCGCCCTGCAGCTACGGAACCAGGGCATCCTGATCCCGCTGTTTGGCATGGCAGCGCGTGAATCGGCCGCAGTGAAGGGCATCGCAATCGGCACGGTCAGCGGCACGTTGGCTTCCGCAGTGCGCGCGGCTGGCACCACGGTCCTGACCACGACCGCGGACTACAGCGCAACGCTGCTGGTCGGCGACATCGTGACGTTTGCGGGTGATACCAACCAGTATGTCATCGTTGCCAAGTCGGCGTCTGACATCACGATCGGTGCACCCGGTCTGGTGGCCGGCACGACCTCGGGCACGAAGGCGATCACCGTCGTCGCGACCGCAGTGCGCAGCCTTGCGTTCCATCGCTCGGCATTCCAGCTGGCACTGCGTACGCCGGCTGTCCCCGAAGAGGGCGATTCGGCCGACGATCGCGTCATCCTGACGGATCCGCGCACCGGCATCTCGTTCGAATTCGCGATGTACAAGCAGTACCGTCGCGTGCGCTACGAGGTGGGTTTGGCCTACGGTGGCGACGTCGTGAAGACGGAGTTTGTGGCGCAGATGATCGGCTTGGCCGGTTGATAGCGCGGGACGGGGACTAACACTCCCCGTCCCGACTAAACATGCGTCAAACCCTCCGCACGAAGCAGCTGCCTGCAGGGCACACGCTGACGGTAACGTCGACGTCAAATGCAGCCGGCGCGCTGGTTCTCCTCCGGTCGGGGCTCGACCCGATCACCCTGGCTGGCATCGTCGGGGCCGCGACCACCACGGTCGGACCCTACACCACAGACCAATACGTCCAGGCGTCGCTGAACGAAGGCGATGTCACGTTCACGGAGCCAGCGCGCTTCGACATGGGCGCGTTGAACACGACTGTCGGCGTGCATGACCTGTACGGGGCCGGTGCGCCAACGGATGGTGTGACCGGTGCGGCCATTTCGGAGATCGGGTTCCGGTATACCGATCAGACAGCCGGCAAAATGTACGTCAACGGTGGCACGAAGGCTTCCCCCGTGTGGAAGCTGGTCACCTCAGCAGCGTAAAGGAATCAAAGATGGCAAACGGTGGCGACAACGCAGCAGTCGAAAAACTCAGCCCCAAGCCCGAGCACATGCAGTCGTTTTTGCCGCTGTGGAACCAGCGCAATGCGCACATCGAAGCACGCGATCGGGCGCGTGAAAAGCTGACGATGCTCACCCAGGAAGAAGGCGTATCGAAAGACCGCCTGAAGGAACTGGAAGACGTCGCAGTGGCTCACGAGGCAGAAATCGTGCGCTGCACCCAGGCAATGCGTGAATTCCAAGCTTGAAAGGTCAAACATCATGATGTTCGAGGACAAACTCGTTGCCGACACCGGCATCGTCCATGGTCACTACACGGTGACTTGCCTGACTCCGCGTGCGGACAGCATCGCGGAATTCATGCCCCTGTGGAACGCACGGCAGAAAGCCCTGATGCGCTTGGCGCGGCTCGAGCGCTTGCCCGAGATCATGCCGCTGATCCTGCGCTGGCTGAAGCCGCGCATCGAGCGCGTGCGTGATGAAGTGCGCTGGCTGTCGGAGCGCATGCGCCCGTTGCAGTACGAGCGCTTCCAGGAGTCATTCGACAATCTGGTCACCACGGTCGGCAAGAACGACATTCTCGACAAGTACCTCAAGGGCTCGAGCTACACGCAAACGCTCGTGATGGGCTTGTGCGGTACGGGCACCAAGGCAGCCGGCGACACGCAGGCATCGCACGGTGGCTGGTCCGAGGTCGGTTTGGCCAACGCCCCCACGTACACCGGCAACAGGCCGGCGATCACGATGGGCTCGGCCGCAGCCGGCGTCAGCACTTCCCCGAGCACGTCGTTCGCCATCACGTCGAGCGGCACGGTCGGTGGTTGCTTCATGAACAACGGCGGATCGGCGACGAAGGACAACACGACTGGCGTGCTGTTCTCGGCCGGCGACTTCACGGGTGGCTCGCAGGCAGTCAACAACCTGGACACGCTGAACGTCGTCTACACGCTGACCGCATCGTAATCGGGAGACCCTAACATGGGAACCAAGCTCACCGACACGAAAACCGCATCGGCGACGGGCGTCAACGACCCGGCCACCCTAACCAAGTGGCCGGAATACGGCGGCACGGCAACGGTCAGCATGGACGCAGGCGGGACACAGACCGCCACTGTCCAGCTGCGCGCGTGGAACACGAACGCGGGGACTCCGCAAAAGGAAATCCTCGCGACGTTCGTGCTGCCGGTGTCGGGCGGCCCCAAGAACGGGGACCTGTTCGACTCGCTGCCGATCTTCAGCTGCTGGGACGATTTCGATTGGAACGTCACGGCGCTGGGCGCTGGAGCCACCGTACGCATGTCGTTCGTCGGCGTCGGAGTCTGACATGCCGTCGCCAAACGAAGTGCTCTGCGGCCCAAGCAGCGCAGCGCAGAGCGTTGGCTTCACGTGGACTTTCATCGGGACCGCGACCGCACGCGATTATCCGATCATTCTGAAGGCGCCCTATGGTTTTCGCATCACGGAAACCGTTAGCAAATGCGCCAGCGGAACGGACACCGCGACGATCAAAATCGATGGATCTGCGATTGGTGGCTCGGCGCACTCCGTCAGCAGTTCGGAATCAGCGGTCACCCGGACGAGTTCTAACGTGGTGGCTAAGGATCAGGATGTTATCGTAACGATGGCGGGGGGTGCAGTCGACCCGCAAATCACGATCAAAGGCGTGAGGACCTGATGCCAGCATTCAACCGAACGCTATCCGGCCGAACTGCGGGGGTAACCTCCTCGCGCACCGTCAACGGCGACACCTCGGTGGTCGTCAACGATCTGAACAATGAGATCGTGTATGACTCCGTGAATCCGGGGGTGATCACTCTGCCAGCGGGCAACAGCCTGGGCGCGACGATCGATGACGCGGTGTACGTGTACATGGCGAATGTCGGAGTTCCCGCTTTCGCCTGGGCAGGCGGAACGTTGCGCGTCCCTGCTGGCATGCCTTCAGCCGTTCGCTATGGCTACATCTCTGCCAAGTGGACTCCTGCAGGTGAGTGGGCGCTGGTGTGAGGCGCTATTGGCCGCACATTCGCCCCCGAGTCGCGGGGCATCGCTGGGCTTCACTCAATCGGGTTGTCAATGACACCCTGAACCT